CGATGAGCGGAGCGGGAAAGAAAGCCGACCGGATCACGAACATGATGAGTTCACAGGATATCTACGACATTGCTCTTGCTGAAAAACGCAATAAGAGGTAAACATGCCGAATCCTACAAGAATCACTCTTGCAAATTATCTTGACTCCAAGGCATCGACCTTGGAAAAGGGCGTGGTTCAGCAGATTCGAGAGGAATCTCCTCTTCTGAACATGCTCCAGTTCCATACTGAAAATCGCCTCAAGTTCTACAACTACCGTGGACCCACGACCCTGACGGGCGGTACATGGAAGAACATCGGCGAAGCTTATGACGAAGGGATCCAATGGGATTACGACCGGGTAGAAGAATCCACCTTCTACGTTGGGCGTAAATTCAAGATCGATGAACGTCTTGAAGGGGTTGTCGATGAGACCATCGAAGACCCTGTGAAGTCCAACATCGAATACTTCACCCGTGGTATCCACCGTCAGGTTGTCAATTCCATCATCAACGGCAAGGGTACTGACAACAACGGGAAGTCCTTCAGCGGTCTTCGTGAACGCCTGAATAAGCTCCCTGCGACCCAGACCCTTCAGGCACTCGATACCAGCAATGCGCTGGATATGCGGACTTCCGCAAGCGACTATGCCCAGAACGTTGAAGAATTCATCGTCCTGCTGAACAAGCTGTGCAAGGCTGTTGACGGCGGACGACCGGACTTCTTCATCGTCAATGAAGATTTCCAGATCAAGTTCGAATCCATCCTGCGCACCTCCGGTCTTCTGACCTATGCGAAGGATAACTTCGAGCGTGAATTCCCGGCTTTCAAGGGCATCCCGTTCATCGATGCCGGGCGCAAAGAAGATGACACCACCTATATCATCACCAACCATGAGACCATCACGGGCGGTGACGGCACGTCCGGTACGGATCATTGTACTTCCATCTATGCCGTGAAGCAGGGTCCTGCCTACTTCACCATGCTGGAAAAGACACCGTTCCGTGTTCGTGACAACAACTTCGACCCGGACATGATTACCCATACCTATGTGATGGATTGGGGTCTGGGCATGATGATCACTCATCCTCGCTCTGTCGCACGTCTTCAGGGTATCCGGATGGCGTAAGGAGGCACACATGTTCGATGAATATTATCTGCTTCTCGATGACGAAACCCTGACCGCTGATAAGAACGGCTCCGCTTTCGACCGTTTCTGGATGAGCCACACCCCGGTGGTCTTCTGCATGTCCGTGACCGGGACCATCTCCGGGACTTCCCCGACTCTTGATATCAAGATTCAGGGGACAAACGACAACGGCTCCAACTGGACCGACATCGTTTCCTTTCCGCAGGTGACCGGGACTACGCCCGTGAAGAAGTATGTACGAGCACTCTGCCCGTACAAACAGATCCGGGCTGTCGCAGACGCTGGAGGTACAAGCCCCTCGTATGGGCTTGTTCAGGTTGGTATCGTCCCAGCCGGGGAATATACCGATCCTGCCTGACGGCAGATGAAGGGCAGGGAGAAATCCTTCCTGCCCTTTTTTCAAGGGAGAAAGAAGATGCCAACACAAACCGTTTTGAATATCATCCTCTCGTTGATAACGGTATATCTGGCGATCAGAAACTTCCAGATGTCTCAGAAGAAAGAAACTCAGAGAGAATCTGAGGAAATGACAGAAATCCGGGTGCAGTACAGGCAGGTCATGGATCTGCTGAGAGACCTGCAAAAGGATATGAAAAACGTGAGCGTCCTGTCGGAGCGAGTCGTAATAATCGAGACACGGCTTGCCGAAATCTTCGGGAGGCTTGAGAAACTGGAGAGCAAAAATGAATGACAATCTGAAAGTATATGAACCACAGCCCCGGTGGCGAAGCTGGGCTGTCTGGCTTTCCGTGGCTGGTGCTGTGTGGATCATCCTGTCCGCTTTCGGTCTTCCCGAAAAGTGGGGCATCGAAGAGGGAACTTTCCGGAGCGTTCTGAACGCTGTCGGAACGATCCTGACAGGGTTCGGGATCCTCAACAACCCGACCGATAAGGAGCATTTCTAATGGCGAACATCGTAATCTTAGGAGTATACGAAACCAAATCCGCCCTTGATACTGCCGAGAAAGCAACAGCAAGCAACGGGGATACCTACATTGTGGGGACTAAGATCCCTTATGATCTGTACACCTACAGTTCTTCCAAGACCGCTTTCGAGAAAGGCGATAAGGTCAGCAATAAGGCATCTGACATGACCACTCCGGTGAGCATTGATGACGTGACCGCTGACATCCCCGTGAACAAGCTGTTTGACGTGCCGTTCAAGGGTGCTGATGGGAAGACCCTGAAAGTCCGGAAGGGACTCCATATGGGTGAGATCCACTTTTACGTTCCTGCCGCATAGGAGGCGTAATGAGACTATTTGACGCAACACTTGACCTCGCCCGGTTCGCACAGGGCATAGAGACACACAAGATCAATACGGCGGGGAGTCCTTACAACAAGTTCTCCTGTTCCTCCCTGTCGGCGAAGCTTGGCGAATACACCCACGGCGGGACCTGCTGGTTCCTTTCCGGGGATTCCGAAGGAAAATTCGGGACAATCGTCCGGGGAAGAGAGCAGGTCATTGAGCTTGCGGATACCTATACTGACGGATTTGCGGCAGGGGATAGTGTTGCGTTAAGTTGGTTTCATTACTTCAACACGCAGAATCTTATCAATGCCATCAACAGCGTCCTCTACAACTATCCCATCATGGATATTTACGAGGATACCGCAGAAGAGAATCCGCAGAGATACAAGCAGAACCAGTACGAATATGAACTCCCAGATGAAGTGAGCCTTGATATTCGGCGTGTTGAAATCCAAGCAAAGAATTTCCACTTCCCGTTTCCGCAGACATTGCCAGACACTTTTGCGGACTGCCATTACTGGCATCTGGAAGGACGGACATTAGTTATCGATCCGAAGTGGATCTATAAGTGGGGCGGGAGAATCCGCATCCACTACGTCAGACAGCACGGTCCTATCCTCGATCCTGAGACAGAACTGATCTCCGAGCAGGTGGATAAGACCTATCTCCGGGAGATGGCGAACCTGTGGCTGTGGACCCATGAGATCCAGATGAAGCACAAGGACAATCCCATCGCTGTGGATATGTACAATCAGGCGAAGATGAAAGAAGAAGACCTGCTGAAGAAGAATATCCCGGAGCGAAACCTTATGCCAAAGGACATTGTTTATTTCTGGTAGGTGAGCATGAGCAGAGAGAATGTAAGCACCCAATATAAATTCGGGGATACCGATGGGTTCATGCTAACCGATCTGGACACCGACCAGAGCCTGATGCTGATTCCCTGTGATACCGCAGGGAATTTTGCATGGACAGGCGTGACCCGTGCTCCGCTGACCCGGAACGCAATGAAGACATCCAACACCTCGAACCAGTACTCAGACCTTGAACCTCCGTGGATCTCCATCCCGCAGGAAGACTGGACCGGGGGCAGAGGAAGCGATATCTTCTCCAAGGATACGACACGCTACCGTGACGGCAAACGCTGTCAGGCGGCTTTCAATCAGGTGATCTATAACGCCCCGCTGGATTATTATTCTGACGGGTTCGGCAGGGCTGTGGCTACGAACTGTCCGGGATCCCTTTACTGGGAAAGAGTATCCAAGCGGTATATCGCTGTTCAGTTTACGGCAGGGCTGGCATCAGCCGGGGAAGTCTACATCCATCTGAGACGGAGAGGCACACCGAAAGCCGCCCTGACCGTGAGCCTGACGGATGGGCTGAGCGATTCAGCCAACGTCCTCGCCACGCACAGTTTCACCACAACGGAAGTTGCTGACACCCTCGCAGAATTCTTTAAGTTCACCTTCGATGCGGTAACGCTGACGGTGGATGATACCTACTACATTGTTGTGAACTGCTCCGAGGGAGACAGCCAGAATTACTGGCAGGTTGGATGCTCGAAAGAAGCCCAACTGCAAACCTATGTCTCCACCTATGGAGCGAACTACGAGGTGGCAAACTTTGAACTGTACTATCGTGTAGCCGCTCCGCAGATAGACAAGAGCACCCGGTTCTTTACCTATGAGCAGATGCAGTTTGCTGTACGCCATACCACAGGGGAGAACGGTACACCGAGCCTCTGGCTGAACGGCGACATCGGGAAGACCACATCCTCCACAAGCACGACCGTCACGGACTCCTCCAAGTCTTGGACCGTGAACCAATGGAAGGGAGCGAGGATCGGGCTGGTGTACGGTCCCGGAGCACAGGAACACGTGGGATGCTGGCGGACCATCGCTTCCAACACGGAAGACACCATCACGGTAGATGAGGATTTTGTCATTACACCGTCATCCACCTGCGTTTTCATCATCAACGACACCCCGATATGGCAGGAGATTTCCGGGCATGGGCTGACATCCCACGTTACCGATATTCATGTCATTAATGGCGTGGTCTATTTTGCACAGGGTGACTATGTGGATGCCCGGAAGATGCGCTGGATCAACGGCGGATTCGAGTGGAAGGAACTGACCGGAGTCCCGGCATCCTTCTTCCAGAGCGTCCGTGATACTTCCGGGATAATGCTGTACAGGGCAAGGAACGATGACGGCTTGAGACGTACTGTTGACCGGAGCGTCCTCTTGGATTGGGAAGGTACGGATACAGCTTTCACGACCATCACGACAGCCATCACCACAGACGGTGGAGCGAAGACATCCAGTACCGCAGATTTCAGCGCAGGGGACATCGACTCAAAGATGTACAAGATAACGATCTCCGATTTCTCCTCTTCGAAGAACACAGGAAAATTCGTCATCATGCTTCAGGAGTCTGAAGACAGCAATGCTTGGCACGATGTCCAAAGCATCACGGTGACCAGCAAGGGGATCTATTATCTCCATGCCCATTGTGAATATCGCTATAGACGGTTCATGCTGACGGCGACCGGGACGGACTGCTCCGTCAATAACATCGCCATCACGACCACACAGATTCCTCACTTCGAGGACAAAGTATACCTGCTGGACAACTACGGAAAGATCACCCGGCTCTTTGAGTACGGGGCGATTGAATCCAAATCCCTCTGGATCATGCAGGAAGGTATGCTGTCCTCCATCAACAAATACGATAATGCGGTGGATACCTACACCCATGACCGTATCAACATTGATGAACTCCAGACTACTGCGGAAGAGCATAACGGCAAGGCTGTGGCATCCGCTGATGTCTACCTACTGTGGGGATGGCTGAACGGTCTTCAGCGGTACTACAACACACAGCTTGAAGGTAAAGGTCCTGACCATGACGAGGGCTTGCCCTTTGAACGGCAGGGCAGGATCACGGCTATTGTCAGCTATCCGTCAAACTTCTTCATCGCCATCGATGCGGAAGACGGATACAGCACGGTCATGCAGTTCAACCAGAGCGGATGGCACGAGTTGTATCGTGCGCCGAATCCCGGAGAAAAAATCCGGGACATGTCCTTCCAGCCTATCTATGGTCCGAGACCGGACAGGCTGTGGATATCCGTTGGCGATGACATCATCTGGCTTGCCATGCCGTCAAAGATCCTCTATGCCATTCAGGACCGGAACGCTGAGTACACCCACGAATCGGTTCTGGTATCCGCTTGGCATACTGCCGGGATGACGGATATCGAAAAGCTCTGGCAGACAATGAAGATCATGGCGGACTATCTGGACGGTGAGAACTGCTGGATCGAAGCGGACTATCAGGTGGATGAGGAAGAAGAATGGCATCCCATCGATAACTGGTATACGGAAAGCCCAAGCCAGAAGGAAGACCTGAATCCGAATGGCTCCGTCAATGGGAAGAAGCTCCGCTACAGACTGCGCCTCCAGACAACGGATATGCACAAGACACCGAAGGTAAATGTGGTGGTGCTCGAAGCTGTCGGGCGTGTGGATATCAAATACTCCTACAACTTCTACTTCCGGAATATCAAATACAAGCGTGACCTGAATGCAGAATTTGAGGATCTGGAACCGTTGGATATGCAGGATGTGCTTGACGAGTGGGCGAACCGCTTGAAGAAACTGAGGCTGAACAGCAGGTGGAAGATTTTTGATAACAAGATCGTCTACCTCGATGCTGTACAGACTTCTGTACTCAATGAGTTGTCTGAAGGATACATCGGACAGCTCACGCTGAACGAGTTGTGAGATGGCTCCGAAGCGGAAGTATTACATCCCATCGAAATCCGGGATCGGGCGGAAACCTGTCCTGAGTCTCCCGGAGAAAACCCCGATGTATTTCAAACTACCGGAGCCTGAGATACAGAGGGTGCAGGGAATCATGCCAGACTCGAAAGAGGAATTCTGGGTAGCCCTTGCCCTGTATAAGCTGAAGATCGATTTTGTTTTCCAGTATCAGCTATTCGGGGGACGTAAGTACAAAGGCGGTCAGGTGATTGACTTCTGGGTTTATACCATGCCGTTGCCGACACCGATCTTTGTACAGGGGTGGTACTTCCACTATTCGACAGCGGAGCGTACTGCGCAGACCAAGCTGAACCTGATGTATCTGGAAAGCAGGTTGGCCGGGAAAGCGAACAAACCAGTAGAGATACTGGATATTGAGATAC